GTAACCGTAATTCTAACTTGCATATTAACTATTTCGGGCAAATCATAACCAAAAGTAAAAGGTTGTCCGTTACTGGCTACAACTTCTCCACGCTCGGCGCCTGTAAAATATAAACCCGCTGTACAATATTCTTTTAGCTTTTCTAGGATCATTTGTTTTTTTTCGGCATAATCCGAGGCGGTATTATCAACGTCTACCGCTATATNCGACTATTTCGGGCAAATCATAACCAAAAGTAAAAGGTTGCCCGTTACTGGCTACAACTTCGCCACGCTCGGCGCCTGTAAAATATAAACCCGCTGTACAATATTCTTTTAGCTTTTCTAGGATCATTTGTTTTTTTTTGGCATAATCCGAGGCTGTATTATCAACGTCTACCGCTATATAAAGGTTGCCCGCGTCCGAAGCTGTAGAGGGCTTAACCGAGCTAACAAGGTCTAAATCCTTTTTTAAGTGATACATAACGCCGTCGACGTTAGATTTTACTAGCTGTATCTCTTCGTCTACTTTTCTAATATAGTCGATCAATTTGATAGATAATTCGGCGGTGTGGCCTTCTGCGGTGGCTACCAACTGCGAAGCCGAGTATATCAATTTATACCAATTTGAGCCTTTAAACTGTTCGGCCGTCATTTTTAGGCCGTACTCGCTATTTATCGCCTCGCGAAATTCTGATACAATACTATCAAAATCGCGGGGGTTGTATCCATTTTGTAGGTTAAAACTCATTTACTTACTAGCCCCTCTGTTTGTTGTTCTGTTACACTAAATTTAAATACGGCGTCTAAAGTACGCTCGACTTCATCAACGCCTATAACGTTTACGCCGTTCTCGGCTAATTTTTGTACGGCGTAGCTTTTAAAGCTCTCCGTTTGTATGTTTACATCTGGGCTAAAAAATTGGTCTAAATCAATACCAAACTCTTTAGCATAATGTAAAGATCCTTCTTGCACGCGCAAAACATTAACCGCTTTATGTATGATAGTATCGGTAACGCTTGGCACTCCGTTTTTAATCTCTATATCTTTCATTTTAAACGCCCCTTTAGATCCTCTAGTTTTTGCTTTTGGCTAATAATATCATTATCAAAAGTAGGTTGTTTAATATCCCCGCCGAGGTTGCTGTTAAAGATCCCCGCTTGTATGATCGACAAACTAGCGCTAACGATCTCTATAAACTCCTTTACGTCTGGCGTAGTCTTTGGCAAATATACGGCTTCGCCTTCACTAATAACTAAATAACCGCTACTAGATCCTAAACCCTCGCCCAAAATAGGCACGTTTACGGGCTTGCCTTCCACTAGCACCGCTGAACCGTTATAACTTGCCTCAAATACTTTAATCATAAAAAAGCCTCTCAATCTTATAAACTTTTAATTGCCAATCATAAAAGCCACTAAAACCCGTTACTCTGTTTAGCAATCCTGTAAATTTACCCGCTTGCGGTAATTCTGGCGTAGCCATATACGCGCCTTCGTCTATTCTTAGCTTACCTATGATAAATAGAGTAGGTACTATTTGATCTATTGTATAATTATACATAACGCCGTTAGCTTTCAATAATTCGGCCTTATCGCCCGCATAATTTTTAATAGCAATAGATAAACCTAAAGGCCACCCCGCAAATATATAATTATCTAAATCCGCTAAAGTGTCAAAAGTATAATAATCTTTTTCGGGCTTTAGTTTAAATCCTGTAGCCTCGGTAAAAAATTTTAAGTCGCCGATATTCTGCGGATAAAATTTATAATATCCATTTTTACAAAATATTCTCATAGCCTACCCATAAATCGCGGTTAGCGTCGACATAAACGGCAACGCGTAAATTTTTATCGTTATTGATCTTTAAAACTGGATTCTTGTCATTTAGGTTAATCGTAAACAATAGATCTAAAAACATAACATTATAAAGGTTAGCCTTAAATAATGTTATATCTTGCTCGTCTAAATCTTTTGTCTTAATTTTGGTATCTAAGCGCGGTATATCTAACGCGTCGAAGTCATTAAGATTTAAAACTTTGTAACCGTCCATAATCTTTAATCTCCTAAAGGTATAATATTTTCTACTAGATCAACTTCGTAGATCATAGCGCTATTTTTATACTTTTTAGATAACGTTATACCGATCTCGCGCATATCTGTATTATCTATAGGCCTAGAGTAAAAGTCTTTTAAATACGCGTCAAGCATAAACGTACTATCGTAGAATAAACTAATACTATATTTATCGGCCGAGGTATGTTTAAAAGCCTCGCCTAATATAGCTACTAACGTTTGCCCTACAAGGTTATTATTACGGCAACGTAATTTTAGGCTAACGTCATTACTTACTTGCCTTGTGTACGTCTGGTTATTGATTGTAGAAGTTTCTATACTGATCTTATTACTGGCGCCTTCGCCAATTATACCCGTTGTTCTTTCGTCTAGGTAAATAGGGACGGGCAAACCAATACTAGGCACTTCATAACCAAAAATACTAAAACTCGTATCTACTGGCTTATATGTATAAACCAAAACTGGAGCTAAACCGTTTAACATTATTTATAAACTCCTTCACTATTAAAAAACTCTTCTAATCTTTTATCGTACTCGGCTTGTGTAATTTTTCCAGATCTGCGTTGATCGTCGAGCTGTCTGGTTAAAGTAACAAAATCTTTAAATTGATTTATAAAACCACCAAGCCCCGAAGCTAATTTATTAGTATTTTCTACTATCTTATCTACGCCTTTTTGCAATCCCGCTACATTGCTGTATTGCTTCATCTGTTCGGCTAAAAGCTCGTTTTGCCTTCTAAAATAAGCGTCTTGCTCTTGTAATACGCCTTTATTTATCAAGCTAGGCGCTTGTATTAACTCTTCAATAGTACGCTTGCCTTGTAATAGGGCTTGCTCTTCACGCAATCCCGAAACGCCTTGTAACGCTACCCTTATATCTTGGTTGCTTAATCCTTTATTTAGCTTTTCGGCTAATCTTGTTAGATCGGCCGTTACCAATTTATTAACCTCTTTAATTTGATCTTGGCCGAAAATCTGCCCGATCATTGTTTGCCGTTGTGTCGGTTTAGCCATTTTTAACGAGCTTATCAACTGCATAAAATCTTCAACGTTACCCTCTTTACCTCTAAATTGAGCAAGCGCCGAGGGCATACCTTTATTAGCTTTAGTTAATTCTTGGCGAAATTTGCTAAACATTGTATCGAAATTTTGCACGCCTACGGCCTCGGATAAAATACGCGCTTTCAAATACTGCGCTTCGTCAACCCCGAAGCCTCGCGCTTGGTCGCGTACGTCCGAAAATTTATCTAGTGTACTATCTATTTTATCGTTTAATTTATCTAACGGTTGCAATAAAGCACCAACGGCCGAGGCCAAAATACCCGAATAGGCCAAGCGCTTTAAGCCTGTACCAAGGCGCGAGCTAAATTTAGTAGCAACTCGGCCGAAGCGCCCGTTTAAATCTTTTTCCATTGCTTGAGCTTGCGACTTGTCTAACTGCAAACCTACTTTTATATTCCACTCGCCCGCCATACTAACCCCTCTACAAACGCCTTATTTAAAAGCTCTTCAAGTGTAAAATCGTTTCTTGTTTCGATCATCTTATTAACGGTAGCTAATAGATTTACGCTAAAGTCCTCTAAGCTATCTATTTGATCGGCCGTTAAAAAAAAACCGTTACCTTACTGATCTCTAAACATACCGCTATTACAATATCTATAATCTCTTGCGGTTGCAAGTTATTTATATTGGCCTTAGAGTAGGGGACGCCGTTAGCGTCCTCTACCAAGCCAACCAAAAAACAAACCTCTTCTAAGGATAAATTAAAAGTATCGGCACCAAGTTTAATAATATCTTTTTTTTCTTCGTCTGTGGATTTTTCAAAACGCATTAAAAAATCTTTGTAGCTTTCGGGCTTCGCTTCCTCGTCTGATAAATAAACTTTGTTAGCGTTCCAAAAGATATACGAAGCTAATAAAATATCGCGGTAAACTTGATAAGCGCGGTAGCAATTATACCCTGTTATCGGTCTGATTTTCATTTTTTACCCCTTAATATGGTTTAACATCAAAACTTTCTAAGGCAAGGGCTACGTTATAAGTATCCTCGCCGTCGCTAATAGTTTCTTGGCTTACCCATTTAGTAACGAGCGAATTATAAGCCATTTTGTTTTCGCCTGTATTACTATCGACGCAAAAAAAGTCAATTCTTGTTTCTTCGTCGTAGCATTTATTAAGGATCTCCATAACTTCCTTAGATAAATTCATTACGTTAGCGGTAATAGTCCAAGGTGTTTTAGATCCTTCTTTATATACAAGGCCTACCTTATTCGTAGAGTTAGCGCCTCTGGTTAAGTGTTTCGCCTCTTGCGGAGATACTACGCTACTATCTATATCGTCAAAATAGTAGGTTGTACCGTTATAAATAAATCCGCTGTCGCTTTTCCATTGCTGTAACATCTTTTAGATCTCCCCTTGCTGTACGGTTGTTTCTACACGCCATAAAGCCTTAGGCTCGCCAATAACAACGCCACCACTAGCGACGAAGTTAGAACCGTCTACTACTTCGATATTACAAGTAGCCGAAGGCACTAAGCCCTTATTAACGTAGTTAGTATTAAGTTTATTTTGGATAAACTCTTGCATTAGCTTAGCGTCGCGTACTGTATAGTCTGGCTGATTAAGGTTAATATATTGCAAACCCCAACCTTGTATATTATTACAAATCTCTTCGTAAATATAAGGGGCTACGATCGCCTTATTACCCGCGCTAAACAACGCAAGGCGACGGCCATAACGAGGAGAATTTAATACAAAATTGGCCTTAGCTTCAAATAGTACGTTAGCCTCGTTTAAGGTTGTTATACCGTCGTCGGCTTCCATTTCGATATATTGCTGATTTTTCCAACTAAAAGCACTTAGCAATTTACCGAAGGATCTGTACATATTAATGGCACCGTTTACAATCTTACCATAAAAGCCCGCGTTCCAGTCTTGCAAGTTAAAAGATTTAATATAATCTCTATCGGTAGACATATAAGATACTACGCCCCCAAACTCGCCAAAATCGCGCGCCTCTACTTCTTCCTTAGTAAACGCTTCGTCAATAATGATCGTATAATATCCGTAATTTGATAAATCCAACTCCGATAAATCTAGGCTATCGGTAGGCAAAACATAGATAGACGACATACCCGCGTCTAGCATTTCGTACGCCTCAGCATTGGTTAAATTTTGTACCTCGGCCGTACTTAAACACTCCACAACGGCGCGCGCTACGCTTTCGTCTTTTGGCTTAACCAAAACAAGCGCATTATGCAAAAATCCGAGGTCGGCGCCGAGTAGTGGCGTTACCTTTTCGATCGGCATTGCATAGTTTAATAAAATATCTGTCATTTCATTTTATCCTTTAAAAATGTTATAAATTTATCCATAAAAGACAATTTACCGCCTTGCATTTTCTCCGCGGGATCATAATCTAATTTAATACTATAAATAAATTTTATCTCTGTTTTAGTGTAAAAACTATTCATAGTAGCAAAATTAATATTACGCTCTTTAGGCCAAAATTTAAAACGATCTAATATATTGTCGGTATCTCTTTTAGCAAATTGTTTAAGCCGATCGTACAAATAACCGTATTTATTTTTATCGGTTAGGCCGATCGTTCCGAGCGTTCCGCTTACTCTAAAAAACGCGTGGCTGTTACTAAAATTTTCTTTAACGTCCATAACGTTTATATATAAAACGTCTTGCTCTTTATCCTCGCTAATATCATCAAATACAACTTTAGCAAGGTCGAAAATTGCTAAACAATCCTTTTTTAATTGATCTCTAAACATTATAAAAGCCTCGCCTTAATATTCTTAAATAGTTGTCCTGTATCCATTAACAATTTATTAAAGCCTTTTGTCTTGGCGGTCTTGGCCGAGTTTTTACCGTAGGCGCCCCGTAAAATAGGATTCCTAACTACGGCCTGTACTGCGTTAATAATACGTTGTCTAGTGTCCTTACCGTTTAGATTATCGACTACATATTTTAAAACCGCTAAAACGTCCGAATTACTTTCGAGCATAAAAGGCTTGCGGAGCCATTTAAAGGCCTCGTCCATATCGCGGGCTACACTAAATAACGTACCATTATATTTAAAACTACTAGGCCTACGAAGTTTTAAACCAGCGTAGCTGTAATAAACATTTTGGCCTTTAGATAAATAAGTATCGCCCGTAGCGGGTAAAAAGTGGCGTTTATTCTCAAGTATACCAACTTGGAATTTATATTTACCAAGCTCGCCCTCGATCATTTTATCTAACCCTTTACCCTCTATTTTCACAACGGCGCCCCTAAAAATATATTGTTAAAACTATCTTTTTTAGCCTGTAGGTTTACCCCATTGAGAAGGGCGTAGGCGTTTAGCTTTTCGATAGCTACGCCTTCGCCCCCTCTACGGTTTAGGATATTAGCTATAGACGTATAAAAGGCCGTAGCGTCTGTAGGTGTAGGATTACTAAACATTATATATTCGGCGTCGGTTAAATTACTCTGGCCGATAATGTCTAAAACCTCGTTAGCTTCTTCTCTTAACGTCATAGTCTAAACTCCTCTTAGGCAAAGGTTAAAGGCTGTTCGATCAAAGCGCCTTTTTCTTCGACGTCAATCATAATCGAACCCATAGCATAATCCGCCCAATATTCTTTAGCGCGGTTATCTGTGCCCTGGTCGCCGATCTCTGGCATAGCTACGTAATTCAAAGATACTAAATCTTGAGATATAGCTACTAAACCATTACCTTTATTAGCGGTAGAAACGCCCGAAATTTCGTGTAATTCGGCTTCTGGCCAAGTTTCTCTTACGATAGATCTAACGCTACCGAGGTTAGGCAAGCGTTGATCCATAAACTGCTTTAACTCTTTACCGTAAACGTAAAGCAAAATATCGTTAGAAGCTGTATTATCTGATACCTGCTCTTTCATAGCTGAAATTACGCCGATCAAAGCGTTAAGTTTAGCCTCGTTATCTGCGCCGTTAATAGCTGTAGAAGCGTTTTTAATAGCCATTTCGTCCTTAGTATTAAATACGCCGTTATTACCGTTAGCGCCGTCAAGCCCCATTTGATCCCACATTTTGAAATATTGGCGCAAAACTTTACTATGCACATCGCCGAGCTTGTTAGCTTCGCCGTTGCGGTATGATTGCGAAATTTGAGCGCCCGCAATGTATTTATTAAATGTTTTTTTAGCTTCTCCGACTTTAATATGAGCTACTTCGGTCTGGCCTGTAGTCATATTTTCGGCGGTAATGTTATCTTTTTCAACGTCCAAACGTTTAAAAGTAACTTTTTCGATCCCGTCCATAGGAGATTTTTTTACTTTTCTAATCTTTAAAATGGAAGGTGTAAAAGTCAAATCGGCGGTAGCTAAATACTCCTCTTTGCTTTTAATCTCTGTTTGAAAATCTGTACTCATTTTTTACTATCCTTTAAATTTTGCAAGTTTTCGCAAGGTTGATTTTTTAGCCTTGGCCTCTGGTTTAGCTTTCGCGTCGTCGTCGGCTTCTGGCTTTGTATCCTCGGCAAAAGTAGGGTTAAATTTATCCTCTACTTCGTCCGTATCAATTTTTAATCCCTTAGAGGCCATAGTTAAAAACTCCTCTTACAATCCGTTAGGGAAGTCAATAGCAACGCCTTTAAATGTAGCGCGTTTAGAGTTTTGACAATCTACAACGTCGCTAGAAAATACGGCGTTTACTGCTGTATTACCTTCGGCCGTTGCTGTAACTTTACCCGTAGACATATCAACATAAACGGGAGCGCCGATAGTAACGCTTTCGTCGTCTGTTCGTGCATATACTCTAAGTCCGCTAATAACGAACTCTTGAGCTACTACGTTCGGCTTACCCGCGATACCATACGGAATTTTACCGCTTTCAATCAAGGCGCAAGTATGCTCGCCCGATAGCTGTACTACTAAACCCTCTTCGATAGCTACGGGAGCCTCGCGGGTAACGATAGCGTCGCTTTTGCCTCTTTCGTAGGGTGTACCTAAAAATTTAGTCATATCGTTTAATCCTTTTTGCTGTTTTTGTTAACCATCTCAAAAACCCGCTTTTCGAAGTCCGTAAACTCGGATTTTTGAACTTGCCCGCCGTTTTTACTTAACTGCTCGGCTTTTCTTATAAGCACCTTGTGCGAGGCGCCTATTTCGACAATATCCCAAAAGTGGCTAGATTGCTTAGCCTTTTCGTCGTCGGTTAGGGCTTTATATCTGTTAGCCTTATCCTTTAGACTATTCGGCAATATATCGAAATTCTCTTTTAATTCGATAAACTGATCTATTAAACCCTTACGCAAAACGTTAGCCTTTTCTACGTCTGTAGAGTAGGCTTTAGTATTAACTGTATCTAAAAGCGCCTTAGCTTCTTTAGGTAAAATAGCCTCGTTATCTTTAATAAAACTATCAATACTAAGATTAAATTTAATAGCTTGCGCAAGGTTAGCGTTAAGCTCTTTAGTTTCGCTATCCTTTTGATAACGTTGTTTAGCTTCATCTACGATATTATCGCCTTTAGGATCCTCTTTTTTATCCTCTGGCGGTGTAGTCTGCTTACTTGCATTAGCTATAAAATCTAAAATTTGTTTTTCTTGCTCTTCTGTAAAAGCCATTTTTTATAATCCTCTCTGTTTAGCTTCATCATCTGTTAAAAATAAGGCTCCACACTTACACCCGTAGCGCTCGGCGGGAAATTCGCCCTTACCAACTCTAAAAACTTTACCGTATTTTAATTGGTGTTGCGGGTCTGGCTCTTTTGATGAACTAGGCAACCATACATAATACTCGCCCATATGATCGCGCTTTTGCTCTTGCGCCTCGTTCCACGTTACCAAATTTTCTACGCGTTGCTTTAATAATTTTTCGTCGTTTAAAGCCTCTTTTTTATAGGCCTTAACGCCTTCGTCTTTTAAAGTTTCTATCTTTTCGCGGTAAAAGTCAATAACTTTGTAAAGAGTTGCTTTTATTTCGCGTTTGGTTAGCGTCGTAGCGGTCAATAAAGCGCGCAAATAAACGCGTTTTACGTTTAGCTTGTTTGTTAATAGCTTACGAGTAAAAAAACCTTTTGGTAGGGCTTTTTTAAGGTATCTACTAGGTAGCCACATATCCGCCATTTTTTACCTCTCGTTAAACATCTCTTTAACAAATTCCTCTTTTTGTTGCTCTTCGATAATATCCGAGCTTTCAATAGTAGGCAAAATAGAACCATAGGCCTTTAGGCGGTGGTAGTTATCCGAAACGAATTTAATATTTGTATTAAATAAACTATCGGCGCAAGGCTTAAAGATCGAATTAAATATAATCTCTATACCGCGCTCGTTAGCTTGTTCGTCCGCTTCGCCTGTAGAACTTATACCGCTCGTCATTTTGCCGTTTACATAACTCAAACTAACGCGCATTTCGCCCGCAATTCTACCGCAAATAAAATCTACTGCACTCTCAACGGGTTTAACGTCTATCGTTGTACTTTCGAGTTTATCGTTAGCGTCCAGTAATACGGGGTTGCCGTCCTTTAAATTCTGTATGATCGCCTTAGCCTGTTTAATAATATCCTCGGAGCTTGCTTTACTGATCTTTTCGCGTAATTGATCCGCAAGGTATTTAATCGCCTTCATAACGTTAATAGAAACGTTTAGGCCGTCTACCACGTTATAGAGTAGGGCGTAGTAGAGTTTAATAATATCGGCCTTATCGTATTTAGTAAAGTTAGCCATAATACCTACGGAGCTTTTAGCCTTTTCTTTGTAGTCTTTACGAATCTCGGCTTGCTCTTGGCTTGTGGCCTTACGGATAACGCCCGTAGTTTTATCGTAAACGATATATACTATACTTTTCTCGGTCATAGCTTCCGCAATCAAACCAATAAAGCCCGCCGTTGTTTTATCGTTTAAGCGGTCGAAGTTATCCCACATAGCCGATGCCTCTTTTTCTTTTAAGCCTGTACTTTTGTTATAACACTCGATTAAAAGATTTTTAAAAAGCTCTTTCGTTTCGGTTAATACAAAATTGCCCTCGGTCATTACTAATTTAAAAGGGGCGGTTAGATCCTGTACTTGGAAGTCGTCCCGCCTTGGTAATAGTTTAAATACGCTCATTATAACCCCCTTACATAGTTTACTAATCCCGCGCAAGCGTCGGGCGCGTCGTCGTGTTCTGCATTATATTCGTAATTTTTCGTTTGTTCAATAAATATATTATTGGCCTCGATTATGTCCGCCCTTATATCGCCGTTAGCCCTATATAATCTAAGATCGTCGGCAAAGGTGGCAAGGTTAATAATTCGTTCGTGCTTATGCTCTGTAGAGTTATAACCCTCGCAAGGCAAGCCGATTTTTCTAAGCTCAATTAAAGGCAACTCGCCGAGGCCGTTAGTTTCTATACAAGCGCCTAATACATTTAAGCCCGAAAATAAATATTTAAACTCCTCTACGCAATCATACCACGCTTTTTTAAACGCAAAGCCCGCTATAACAAACTCGCCCGCGTTTCTACCGCCAATAGCGACGGCCGTATAATCTCCGCCTTTGTGGCTTGGATCAATCCACGCAAAATTTTTACGCGCGCAATAATCAACCTCTTTAATACTTGCAAGCGGTAACGTGTTATCGTCTAGGATCTTTAGAAAATACGAAGCCGATATACTGGCCTCACTTACGCCCGAAGCTCGCAAGGCGTTTAAATCCTTGTCTAATTCGGGTATATCTCCGTAGATTACGCAAAGGGTTAAAATTTTAGTCCGTAATTCTTGGTAAAGGTCTAATTTGTGTACGGGTTGCCCTATGATAAGTACGTTTTGAGTTAGCTTTAATAGCTCCTCGTAGCACTTTTTAGCCCTACGGCGTTCGGCTTGGCTATCGTCCTCTGGTGTAATTGGATCGTCCATTATGATTTTTTTAGGGTGGCGTCCGCGTAAACCTTTAGATCTGATCGTTAGCGCTATAAGGTTAGGCTCTTTACCCGTACAACCTTCTACAATTATCTTTTTTTTGGCCTTACTCTTAAATCTTACCGAAAATTTATTTAATATCTCTTTTATCTCGGCTACCAACTCCTTACCGCGCTCGCTTTCCTTGGTTATCAATATAGCGGTATAGTTAGGATCCTTATAGATAGAATAGGCAAGGCCTAAAATTGTTATATAGTCCGTCTTACCATAACCGCGGGCGCCTAGGATCATACGGGTATTTTCTCCACTAAAAGCAAAATCGTACATCTCTATTTGTTTAGGGTAGGGCTTCGGGTACCCGCTACGCTCTACAAAATCCAAAAAAGATAAATTTGTAGATCCCGTAGCGCCAAAAAAGCTAAAATTAAAATCGAAGCCCATTTATTTTATTTTCTCCCATACTTCTATTAGCGTATTTTTAAAGTCGGTATCGTCCATAGTCCTAATACGCTCGTTTAGCTCTAAAAGCATATTATTAAACGCGGTCATAGCGTTATATTTTATTTCGCGTTGTTTAGCCTCAAACTCTTCGACCGTTAAATCTTTAGGCGCTTCGATCTTAGCTAAAGGCTCTTCTTTTACTTTAGGCCTCAGTTTAGCGCTTAGATTTTTAACTTTATTACGGCGCTCTATTTTCTCCTCAAGTGTAGAGGCAATAGCTTTACAATACTTATTTACGGTAGTTATAGATAGTTTTAAGGCTCGCGCTATATCTCTTTGCGCGTAGCCGTCTTTTAGTAACTTCTCAATTTTTCTATATTTTGTAGGATTTAACGCCATTTTATTTAACCAAAACTAAAACAAAAAAACTAAAACGCCAGTTTTACTTTATTAAATAGTATTTGTTTTAAAAAATCAATCATAAAAAAGGGGGTTGTTTACGCCCCCGTATTTTTGTTTAACTTCTCTATGCTTCCTATAGCCTCGTTTGCCTCTGCTGATAACTGGCCTAATATATAATAACCATTTACGCTATAGTCCGTATTAAAGGGCGCGGTAGCTACTTTTGTTAGGCAATCCTTAGCTATTTTTAATTGTTTTTCCACCTTCTCAAGCTCTACCTCTGTTTTTTCTAATTGCTCTATAGCCTTTAATAAGGTCATTGTACGGCCTACTCCGTCGTCTTGGTTTAAATCGTCCTGTGATTTAATCAATTATTTTCTCCTATTGCGTTGTCTATTTTGGTTAATAACTCTATATTCTCATCAAAACTCGGCTCGCTGTTTTCAACGTGATACTGAGCTAACATTTTATAACTCTCTTTAAGCAACTCCTTTAATTTTTTTATTTCGCTTTTTAAGGCCTCTATGTCGCAACGTGGCATAGTGTTAATATCTAGATCAAAGGCTAAATTATTTTCGTAGTCTGGCGCGTTATTACTCATTTTATTAACTCCTAAAAATACAAATCATACTATCGTGCATACCGCATTTATTCTTAACAAGCTCGCAAAAAACGTATTTCGCAATTCGGTAAAATTACCTCGTGAAAAATCTTTGTTGAGGTAGAAACGGGCAATAACATAACTACCTTTTTACCCTTCCTCGCTTCTTCTAATGCTTTATTTATAAAAGCCTCTTTTAACGTCTTGCTATAAGGTGGATTTACAAAGTTGCTTTTACCCCACTCAATTTTTAAGCCGTCCCATTTATTTAAATCGTGTTGAAACGGACAAGGATCAAAATCAAAATTAAATTCTTGGTTTAGTTTTTCGTATAAATCGCTTGGCGTTTTCCAATCGTCGCCAGCGTTAAGGTTTCTATTTTTCATATTATGATCTCCAAAAAAGGGGCGGGTTAGCGCCCCTATGTTTATTTATGTTTAAATCTACCGTCTTTTAATTTATCCCACTTGCGGGCGCGGTTTACTTCCATTTTAGCGCGGATAGCTTCTAAAGTATTATAAAGCTCCTTAATATCCATTTTATCAAGTGTAGCCTCTATATTTACCTTACCGATCATACTACCCAAACGAACTAAGCCCGCGCATACTATCAAAACGTCGGCAATCTCTTTAAATGTTTCGTCGCTGTTTTCATTTTCTACGGCTTCCGCAAGCTCTTTATACTCCTCTTCAAGTTTAAGCAACTGCCCGCCTACGGTAGCGTCTTTAAAGGTCTTTTTGTGCCATAGCATAACCTCGGCCAATTCTTTTTTAATCTCGGCTATAATAGCGTCACGCTCAATTTTTCTAGCCAATAATACTAATTCGTCAACCTCTTTAAATATTTCCAACATTTTTATTTTTTTCCTCTTCTCTTTCGATCAAATTGTTAATATCTGCGCCTAATCTTTTTAGATCCTTTAAAGATATAGCGCCGTTAAATGTATCGTAGCCGTTAGACATAACAACGGTAAAGCAATCGTTAATTACGTCTTTGCGTACGGTAATATCTACTCCTAGCTCGCTATTCATAACTCTAGATCCTTTTTATATGTATCTAATAAATATTCTTGTTCGTCGCGATCTACGGCGTTCATAGCGCGCAATTTAATAATTTGTCGGATAATTTTAACATCAAACCCGCAACTTTTAGCCTCTGCGAAAATGTCTTTAACGTCCGATTGAATAGCTTTAATCTCTTCTTGTAAACGCTCGATACGTTCAATTATGCTACGCAAACGATCAACGCCACCGATCTCGATATTATTAGCCTTGTCGGCGTCTTTTATTATTTCCATAACTGGCTCATTTTCCATTTTTCCTATTCTCCTCTTTTAAACGTTTATACATATCTATTTTTTGTTGATAATACAACTCTGTTAATTTAATGGTTGCCTTTTTTCCTTCGGATCGTATCGATTTAATACGCTCCTCGCGTTCGGCCATACGATTAACTAGCTTTTGTAAATCCATAAGATAACCCCCGCAATAGCAATAAAAGCAATTAAAGCGAAGCAATAAAGGATCCTATTAACTTCTTTATCCTCTTGCTCTATTTGCTCGTGTACGTGATCATCGTAGCAATCACAAATAACAACGCGCCATAGTTTCAATATAGGCGCCGTTAGCTTTTTCGTAGGCCTCTAGGCGTATCTTATAACCATTAACGGCATTTTTAAGGCCTGTATAAAATCCTATAGCCCCGCGCTCTACCTGACAAATATAACTATAAGAATAACCGACATTTTCGGCAAATTCTCGCTTACTTTGTTTTAGGTTTTTTCTAAATTTAATTAAATCTTTTTTTGTTTCTATTATCATAGGGTTTAATCTCCTCAAAATGTTTATCTTTAAAAATATCTTTAATAGCTGTATTTTGCCTTCCTGTAGCTGTAAACTTTTCGCTAAATTCTGGGTAGCTAATAGCATTACAAAATAATACTTCGTCTATGTAATAGACTAAATCCCATAGGTCTATATGTCTAAGCACTATAACGCGCTCGCCGTTATCTTTGCGCTCATACTCTAAGCCTGTTTTTAATTTCCTCGACAATTTCCCATAACTCCGCTGAATTTTCCACAATAACGCCGTCCCTAAATAAACTAATCTCTCGGTCGTTTTCCACTCTGTAAATATAGATCCGTCCGCGCTTTGTCATTAAAAACCCTTCCAGATCTACTGGCTTTTTTTCCTTTGTTAGTATAAACATTTTTAGCCCTCTCATATTCTCGTAAAACGTCCGCGTTAGGATCTAAATAGCAAAAAAAAGTTTCTGCTGTTTCTCCGCTTCCGTAGGTGTGAGCAACCGCCCAAACCTCGCGCCCTTTATCGTAACCCTTTAGTATAACCATTTCGCCCAATACCCCCACGCGTCAAACGCAAATATTATATAACTTGCAACTAAAAAACTAATCAAAAAAGATTTTAACATATTACAAACTCCTCAAAACGTCGGCCAATAATGAACTAATTTTATTATCCTCTAGCAAGGTATAAAAACTATCCTCTAGGTTAGCTACCTCGGTTATAATTTCCTCTTTAGCGTCCTCTTCGGCGCGATCTTCATCTAATATTTTTTCGCTCCTTACCGTTAGCATACCTACGCCAACGTCTACGCTATCGCTATCATAACATATAAAATACTCGTCCTCGTTTTTTTCTAAAAGAGTTTCGGCGCGCTTCTCGCTTAACTCGTTTAATTTTCTTTGTAACTCTGTAGATAGATCTAATAGTTTTTCTGTTAATATTTTTTCCATATTTTCAACTCCTTAAAGTAGGGCGGTGTTTTCCGCCCCTATATCCTTACACCTAACAACATACAAATTTTTTTTTGCTTCACAAAATTTAATCCAATTCTCTCTTGTCATATCTTCTAAATAAGATTTTTTAGCAATTTTATAATTTTCTAAAGATTTTTCTTTGTTTGTTCTCATTTTAAAAACTCCTTTTTTGTTGTTGATAAGATATATATAATACATAAATTTTAATTAGTCAATACTTATTTTAATTATTTTTGATTATTTTTTAATATCGTTTAAATAGCTTGTTTTTGGCCGTATGCTCGTACTCGTTACCTAATACCTCTAGGCTAACGTCGTAGCAATCCAAAAAAGAGTAGGGTATAGTAACGATCCCGTTTTTAACGTACATAATAAAAGCGCCTTTTTTCGGATCGTAACGAATTACGCCCGTTAATTTTTCGCGCTTGTTATATACTAAATCCTTCTCGTAGATATTTACGCCGTTTACATCTGGACGGCCGACGCCTAAATTAAGCTCGCAATAGTTAGCTTTGCGTTTATCGGTTGTATTTGCTTTAACGTTTCCTTTATAGAGTTGCCCGCTACATAGCAATTTATAACTGCAATATTTAAAACGCTTAAATTTTTGGCCGTTAGGTGTTTTTTCAAACTCTGCAACTCGGTATAACATTATCGGCCAAGCCTCCACCATTTCAAAAGATCCATAGCTTTAGCATAATCGCCCGTTATTCTATATAGCGCTAACGCTTTTTCTTCGGGCTTATCGATTCCTTTACTCTTAAAATAGGCCTTATCGTTTCCGTAGGCGTGCGCTTGCGCGTGGCATTTATGGCATAGTGGCAAAGTAAACCGATCGTCCGATTTTGTAGCCATACCTTTAGATTTAACTTTAGGCAATAAAAAATCCTCTTCGCCTTCTTTTACTGGCAAATATTCGCGCGACACTCTTAAAAGGTGGTGGTGGGTAGGGTGTTTAGATCTGCAAACTATGCACTCTAAACTATCTATAAAATCTAAATGTTTTTTACTCATATTTTCAACTCCGATAAATATTATACGTTTAAAATCCAAAAAAAGCAACGCAAAAAGCAAATAAATAAATATCCGTATGCAAATATTATAAAAAATTTTCCTAATTTACTCATAATCTTTTATCTCCAGTAGGTTAAAAAATGATTGTGGGAAGTCTACATCTAAAAACTCTTCTAAAGGCTCCATATCTAACCAAGCGCAACGCTCGCCGAACTTGGCTAAATTATCCAAAAATAAACGCTCCGCTCTGGCTATACTTTCCTCGCCTAATTGCCATAGGTTAGGGCTACCCTCGGCCGAGTATTTAAAAAATCTGCTATGGGGCAAATTTCGATCAACGTATAAAACGGCTTGGCCTTGTAAATCCAACTCTTTTATAAATTGCTCTTGCTCTGGCGTGCCAAATACGGGTAGATCCTGTATATAAGGCTCGCAACTCCGATAAAATTGTAATTGTATAAATGTTTTATTAGCGTAAAAAAGTTTTTGCGCGTGCGTCTTAATATCGCAAGGGCTATTTTTTTCGAAGGTCTTTAAATCGATAAACATATTACGCTTTAGGTAGTCAAATCGGCATTGTTTTTTTATACCGTTTTTATCCGTCCATAATATAGATACTTCGGCGTAGCCGTCCGTTAAAATACGCGGTAGGATCCACTCGTTAAGATAATCTATATTTGTTTTGATCTTATTATAATATTTACGATCAACGATTAAAGCGCCTTCGGGTTGCGCCGACTTCCATAACTTAAAGGTAGAGGTATTTTTATTTAACTCCGCTATGCTTTCGGGCATTACAACAAAATCACGCTGTAGCGCCTCGGATCCTTCCAATAAAATTTTATGGTATATCGTGCCGTCGTCTAACGCTTTAGTCTTTTTTTCTTCTCTTAGTGGGTTAAAAGCCGAATTAAACCAAAAGGTAGTAGGGCTAATTAGTAAATTTTTGATCCCCGTAGAGGTTAAGCGCTTTTGCGCGTGGTAGTCCTCGGCGGGTAGATTAAAGTATATTCCGTCTTTCATATTTTTAACTCCTTACGCTAAATACTTTATGCAATAAATTTAAAATGTCAACCCTAAAAAATAATTATTTTAAATATTGACTAATTAAAATAAGTATGTTATAAGCAAATCGTAATTAACTTTTTTT